CAATACCACCAACTATTAAGCCTTCGTTCGGTGTCATTTAGAATACCTACTTGCTTTTGTGCGTTGTAAACCCTAACGGATTCTTCTGCTAACTCTACAAACTGTCTGCTTCTATCCTCAGCCTTGTCGATCTCACTCTTCCAGTACGCCCCGCTAAACTTTTCGACCAACGGCTTTATCTTCATATCCTTGCTCTGTTTTGCTGCGCTCTAACTTGCGCAATGTAGGCTTGTAACTTAACCATGCCCTTGTTCAACACTTCTGTCGGTTGTTCCCATTTACTGTCTATCAACCGTTCTTTACACAGATACCGTAAAGCATCACAAGCATGATCCTCTCCGGTACTGTCTGCATCTTCGGGGTGCCGCTTGTCGATAGCAAGTGCCGGTAATGTTTCTAACAAGTACGGACACTGGGTCGTAATATACAGTAGGGCTGGCTTGGCTACCAAGCGTTGTCTGATCTGCGACCAGCCGCTCTGCCTGTCATTATCGGCCATGCGAAACGAAGGATGTTTGTATTTGGCAAACACCGCATGAAACTGGTCAGCTATTGAGGGTCCACCCTGGGTATTGAATATAGAGGGGTCCGCTGCAGCATGGACACTTTCGCCAACGGAAGCCGCTGCAATTCTGTTTGCTTGCTCAACGTTATCGACCCCTTTTCCCCACATTTCTCGGTAAATGACAATGGCACCTTTGGGGTATGGGACCTCATTACCCGCGTCATCGCGTCCAGAACTAACAGCGCCCCACACAGCGGCAAAAGGACTACGGTAGCCCCAATCATAACCGAGATAACGAGGCCAATGCTTAGGGATGTTAAAAGCAGGGACAATATGCCGTGAACTAAATTCTGGAAAATAGCTACCTTCATGGATCTCCCAATCGCCCTCTAGCCATGCCCTGACTAGTTCAGGACTACCAACCAAATGAAGCCGATCAACGTAACCGGGATCCTGCGCTAAAAGTATCTGGTTGTCACCGATCCTTGAAGGGATATAAATGAACTCAAAGCTAGATCCATTCCCTAGTTTCTTAGTTAGTACCTTCTTCCCCTTTGGCGCTGGCCGTATAAACAATTCTTTCAGCCAGTGATGCCCTACGCCGCCAGGGTTAAAGGTTAGAATAATCTGTGGATTACCCTTACCTCGGAGCGCACCGAATAGCTTGTAAATCGGGCTAGGGTCGGCAAAGTTTCCCGCCTCTTCTACGCAAGCCATCGACAGGTTTTGCCCCTGATACTTCTCAGCATCACCATCATCGCCTAACGGTCTAAACCTAAGTCTTGCCCCATTTGGAAAAGTAAACTGCTTCTTCTGGTCCTGCCAATGAGCATGTAAAGGTAGGTAAATCTGTTTAGCCCGTTCAATAAGGTCATCAGCCTGGGGTAACTCTTTACGAAAGAAAATAGCGTTAAAGTCGCTCCCGTAACGCTCCTGGTCTACGGCAATCTTGCCTAACACCCCGTCGGTCTTTCCCCCGCCTCTAGCGCCACCATACCCAATAAGTGTTATAGGGCAATTAACCAACATTTCCTGTGGACCAGGCTGGGGACTCCAAACTATCCGCTCACTAACGCTCATGCGGCTGTCCGATACCTGACACTGTTAATCTTCGGTTCTCAGTAAATGCCTACCGGAGCAGGAAACAGTAAAAACGCCCACCATTAGACAACCAGCCGCAACTACTTCATATCATCAATAACGGGATTAGAAACTTGCGTCCACGCAATTATTTGATCATCGGGCGCTAAAGGTAGTTGATATGACAAGTCCCACTCATCAGTTTCATGGTCAAACCATGTAATAAATTGCCTTCCTTTTTTACTAACCGCTAAAACGCGCCCAATGAACAAAGGTAAATGACGCGGAAAGTCTGGTCCATCGTAATCAATAAACACCCAATCATGCGCCTCTACTGCTACATGCTTTAACATGGCTAATCCTTGAACTTTTCTGCCCTCATCTTGTCCAACAATAGTTTGCCTTGCTCCGTTAACTTGTTTTCTAGCAACTTAATGGCTTCCTCTTTTGTTCCTTTATAAATGGTAGCTAAATATAACTCTCGTTCTTTTTTGTGCGTTTCTTCAATTAGCTGTTTAGCCTCTGCGTACCTCGTTTTTTCATCTGCTATTGCAGCCCGGTATCCGGCCATATAGCCTTCAATAAATGCACTATTAACTTCATAAGAAGGTTCACCACCATATCGTTTCCAGCCAGCATCGTTAGCATAAACACATGCTTTTAAAGACAATTCATCGCTATCAACATCGTCTATAAAGATCATTTTTCCCCCTCCGGTGGCTTAGGCAGCGGCATCCAGTGGGTAAACTCTTCAATTTGGTCCCCGTCCTCAGTTTCAATAAAGAAGGCTTCCTGAAAAGGACGCACAAATCGAACACATTTTTCTATTCTGGCAATTACTATAAATCTATCTGCTCTGAGCAATAAAACACGATTGCTGTAGTCATTGTCTGGAATTTCCGGCAGCCGCTCCTTAACGCTGATCCATTGAGGCTTCGCGGCTTGGTAGCCAGCATAAAAAGCATCAAGCGACATTTCTTGTCCCATGTAGGTCCAATTTGAAGTGTCGCCATATTCTTCTTTTAGCCATTCAACGGCTAACTGCTCAGGCGTTTTAGTCATAACCACCCCCGAATGAGCATACCCAATAAGAATGAGCCAAGCGGAAATAGTAACGTTTCCAAAGAAAAACGTGGATTAGACCACGCTGCCATTTCTGCACATTGGGTAATTTCTTGCGTTGTCAGCAACCGACCGTAATTGTAACCGGCAATAAAGCAGTTTTGTAAATTTCTAAGAACAAGAACATCACCGTGTGGCTCTATATTTCTAACAATATATGTAAGCGCAAATTGCCTTAATTTTTTATAATTTTTGTCTAAATCGTTCATATTCTCCTGCTCAGGTGTTTTCAAATCTTCTGTCATATATCTCCCTAGTCACATTCCTACCCTTACCCTTCCAGCCAAATACTCGCTTGCATTGAGCACACTGAAGGTAATATCTGTCAGTCACACAATACCCTATCCAGTCACACTTGGGACATCGATAAAAGACATCAACCGGCGAATTCAGCCTAGTAGCCTTACGCTTCTTTTTGGTCATAAAAGGGTGGAGTAGGTAATGGCATCCAATGCGGATACACGTCAAACCCTACCGCCCGATCACCAACAATCCAACACCCGGCAGCACAATCCAAATACCCCACCTGATGCTTATAGGTCGGCCCCGTAACTAACACCTCAGTGAACGGCGTAGGCGCAAACTCAGTCACCTTCAACCACGGCATAATAGCCGGTAAACTAAGACTTTTGAAAAACTCCTGCCTTAAATGCTCATGATCATAGCTAGTCATCAGTAGTATCCTTTTCCAAATACTTAGCCACAAACTCATCCCGACTAAGCGGCTTGGCACTCACTACCGCCCTAATCTCACCTACATGCTCCACTACGTTAGCCTCGGTCCATCCCAACTTACTCTTACCCAAGTACATCAATATCTGCGGATTACCAGCTAACGCTTGCTCCATTAAACCCCTGGCCACAACCTCCTGCATGTTAGCCCGGCCAACCTCATATTCCTCAATATACAAGCGATTTAACTGCTCAAGCGTAACCCTACACGCAATCGATACCGCCTGCTTGCTAAGCCCTAGCCTACCTAGCCTCTCAACCGCTCCCGCAATCTCAGCATCCTTGGGCACTATCTGATCACTGTAGTCCTTCCTACGCTGCGCCCTCGGTGGTGGCATGACAAACTTGGGGGATAAATTTTTTTCCTCGCCGTCAGTCTCAACTACAACCTCTGGTTCAATGGCAGAATCACTTTCCTGGGATGGCTTATCAGTTTCGTCAGACATAACTGTGTTTGAATGGGATATTTGGAATTTTTTGTGGGTAGGTAGATGCCGCCGCTTGTCCTCGACCCTCCGTTTTCAAATTGAAACCAAAAGCGAAAACCCTGCCGGGACTGGTAGTTAGCGCGTATCCCATTGGAATCAGATTACCCCTTGCCCTGCCTAACCTATTGATTCCGTTGGGGCGGAGGGAGGCTAGGTTGCTTAATAGTTTTCTATTTCTCGTTAAGTAAATTATCTTCTGTGATTCTGCGGGGTTAGGTGTTGGCATGTAATGATATCACCTACTTGGCTACCTCTTTGATGAGTGCCCACCACTCCGGACCATCGATACCTGTCAATTCTTGCAACGCCACTAACTCCTCAAGCGAGTATACGTGCTTTGTACGCTCGCGATGCAGGATGCAATAACGGCTACACCCTAGCAAACGGCCCATAGCCTCCTGAGAGATGCCGAGCCTTGACCGTACCAGTTTGTATAGTACGCCGGTCGTTCGTCGCTCCTCGCGTATCCTAGACGCTGTCAGCCCTGTTTGTACTCGTCTTCCTACCATCCGTTCAGTGTCCACTGATTTACCGTATAAGCTGCTGATTGCCTCTCCAACCCATAATTTTCTATTTTCTCCGTTTACAGTGAATCCTCCCTCATGTATCCTGTACCTACTCAGCACTGACTAGCTGAGATCAAACATAGGAGATACACATGATACGCAAGTTCGGAGCTAAACAACTCACAGAGATAGACAACAACGGATTACGCATCCTTGTCTCATATGAAACCCCGGTAGCGGTATTTACCGGCTCAACACTATACCGCACTGAGCGCAAGTTCAGCGTTACAACTAGCAAACATATAACGTTCTACATCGACACGCTAATAAAAGAGGGACATACGTTCAACGTAGTGACCGCTCCTCAGTATGTAATTGAAAACGCACACAACACGGGATTAACACCCGTTCAACTGTAACCGACTAACCGACTAACGAGGAAACACACATGACACGCAAAACAGAAATCTTTCGCAATCAATCAGCTTTCGGCGGTTACAGCTATCGCGTGCTCGCGAATGAGTCAGCTGTAGCAATTCAGCAAAGTAACCAGGGCGCAACGTGGCGCACGGTGAAACTAGTACCGCGTGCACAGTTTGACACTTGGGCTGATGACGTGGGTCTTCACGATCCGTACAATCAAAACCCTGCCAAACTTGCGCGTTTCGCTAAACAATAAATGACTAACAATGGTAAACAGGGGACACATTATGAGCAACGTAAGACAATCAACCAACTATCTTATCGAACTAGCAGAAAACGGCGTAATTACGTGGGAGGCTATAGCGTTAGCGGCACTGCGATATATGTCGGAGGATGACATAGCCGATATGGCACATGATTACGGATGGGAAGAAGAAGAGGAAGAAGAAGAGGAAGAAGAAGAGGAGGCGGCAAGCATATGACACCCACAACCCGCGAATGTATCGAAGATGCTATCGGCCTGCTAGTGCTAGTAGTCCTAGCCTACCCCGCATTGATCCTCGTGTTTGCATTGTAACCGTGTAGACCCGGCACACTCTTCGGGGGTGTGCATGGTCGGCATGGTGCCGATGCATATCGGAGATACTTACATGCGATACATTACACTCACTATATTACTTGCCTGTGCGACCACTGCACATGCTCAGACCGCTGCTGAATACCTAGTTGCAAACGGTGTCGGCAATCTTGCGGGTGCTGCCGGTTTTGGCAATCTCTACCCATCTGAAGTAGTGCCGGTTGCGCCTCCCTTCGGTCCTGCAATACCTATCCCGCAAGGGCGTTATGCTGGTCCGTGGGGTACGGGGTATAGCGTTGTGACTACCGAGAGGGAATCGACAGATTGGCTTAGAAAGAGTCTTGGAGATCCCAACCATACCTATAAGCGAACGGTGACTAGCATTCTGCCGAATGACGCATTGGGACAACCAATGCAGGGTCCGAGTCTTAACTTTTTGCCGTAAGCAGCGGCAATCGTAGCACGATAAAGGGGGGTGATTATGGGGTAGGTTAATCCTGCCAACAGGAGAGGTGTATCACGGGCTGAATTAGGTCGGCATGGTGGCATTCTGCCATCATCCTTCGGCTGATTGTCGAGATACTGTCGGCAAACTGTCGTGTAAATGTCGGTGTAGCCTAAGTATAAAATTGGACCAAAGTGATCGGGTTTTTAAAAAAATTCTGACAACTCGAATCATTTTCAAAATCATTTAGGAACCACCTTGCGATGCCGCTGTATACAGAGTAAGGTGCGTGAAAAGCCTTCGGGCTAAACAATAAGGAGACAATATGAGCAAAGATGTTTTGATAGCACCAAGCGTAATCGAGATGTTGCACGCCCTGCGCAACAGCATTGCCAAAGAACTGACGGATGCGGAGTTTCAACTTTTTGTTGAGATTTGCAAAACAACCGGGCTAAACCCACTGACCAAAGAGATGTGGGCCATTAAGGCTAACGGTCGTTTGCAGCTTATGACTGGAATCAACGGATTCCTTCGTATCGCTAACAGTCATTCCCAATTCGATGGCATGGAAGTGTCTTTTGAGTGGGATGGTAAAACGCTTGTTAGCTGTACTGTAAAAGTACACCGCAAGGATAGAAAATTCCCGTCAATAGCTACGGCTTATTGGAATGAGTACAACAAGCCAAGTCCGGTGTGGAAAACGATGCCTACAGTTATGCTCTCAAAGTGCGCGAAAAGTCTCGCCATAAGGGAAGCATTTATTCAAGAACTAGGCGGTTTATATACACAAGAGGAAATGCCAAGTGAGTACGCTAGTCACAATGTTAAGTCTGTTGTTTCTTTACCTGTATCTGAGACTCAAGAAGTTTCATGTGATCGGGAAACAGGTGAAGTTAAGGCATCGAGCGATGAATTGCCTTGGGAGAGTGCTCCATTAAAGGAATCGCCCAAGAAAACTAAGGCAATTAAAACCCGCTACGACGTCTCGGGCTTGGAAGGTAACAAGTTAGAAATAGCTGAAGCCTACCTTACTTCTTCAAGCTGCAAGCAGATCGGTGATGGCCTGTGGGAATGTCCCATAAGGCTTGAGAAACTAACAACTTGCATCGTGGATTAATTGTGGAAAAGCGCAAGAAACGAAAGCAGTACCCTCGCGCTTTGAACTACGACAAGCCCAGAGAGGGCTTCGATCGGTGGACGTGCCACGTTCGGATTGAACTACTCCAAAAATTCAAGGATGTAGCAAAATCAGAAAACAAGACACTGATCGTAGCCCTCCAAGAGGCATTGGAGAACTGGACTAACTTTGAGACACCAAATGAAAAGTAAAATTGAAGCAGAAGCCTCACAATCAACGCTACGGCCCGAAACACCGCTGAGTAGCCCTACGGATAGGAGGAAGCTTGAAAGGGCTTACCTAAACGGTGCTAGGGCCCTTAAAGCGCATTTGGACAAAGAAACAGAACGGTTAATTGGGCTAATCAATCCTGGTAAGAGTGATTTCGAAAAGGGTCAGCAAGACGGGATTTTGTGGTTGCAGTCATGCATCGATGAACTTTTCAACCAAGAATAAGCAAACTGAGGCGTAGTTCAGTTGGTAGAACAGGCGACTGTTAATCGCCATGTCGTAGGTTCGATCCCTACCGCCTCAGCCAATAAAAAACCCACCGATAGTATGAGGCTATCGATGGGCAAGTCCCGTTGACAAGACGGGGGAGACACATGAGAAAAATATATCACAAGAAATGCAAATCACCAACACAGCTAAGTAGCCCAACAGTATTGTGCACCATTGAGGTGCAAGACAACCGATGCTGTGACTCAAGCAGATCAGAATACGTCTTGTGCATCATTGAGATGCAACCCTACAGCATTCAAACTCGAACTGATCATATTAAACCCGTAGGGTTTAATTTCAATAACAGAAGAAATTGGCAATGCAAGAGCATTACAGATGCGATGCATTGCGGGAAACAACAGAGTGAGCGAAGCGAACGGATAGGGGGGTGTTTTGGGGTCAGGGGTATTAGGGGGGAGAATTGGGAGTGTGTCAAGTTAATTTTTTGTTATGAGGGATATATACAATGACTGATGAACAGGTCCGACAGATATTCAAGGTGTTAGCTGCTGAGTTTGGGAACAAAGTCTTGTTCAGTAGGGATCGGTATAAGGTATGGCAGATGGTCCTACATCATGCCTCTTACGACGAAGTACAAGCCGCCGTAATCGCGCTGTTGGGCGAAAATAGGCAGTTCCCTCCTACGGTAGGCGAAGTCAATCAAGCGGTTTTGACGGCTCGTGCTGGTTTTAAAGAAGATTGGGGCAAGTTGTGGGAGCGGGTCATGATAGCCGCACAAAGAAGTACCTACTATGCCGACGAAGAGGCTAAAAAACTACCACCAGCGGCATTGGCAGCTGTTGGTGGTGTTGTAGGGCTTAAAGAATTAGCGGCTTGCGACCCTGACAAAATAGCCATTGTCCGCGCTCAATTTCGGCAGCGTTTGGAAAGCAAGCAAGTGATGGACAGAGGCAACGCAAACCAAGAGAATGTGCAGGTGTTAATCGATAACTTAATGACAAAAAGGATTGGTCATGTTCAAGAAAAAGAGTAGGGAAGAATGGGAGGCAGAAGCCTTGTTGCGCGAAGCCGAAAGTCTAGTTGGATACAGCGAGCAGTACAAGGCCGTAGCAGCTTCAACAGCAGGACAAGTTCTTTTGCTCGCGCATGAGCTTAGACTTTTGCGAAGCGAACTGAAGTGGGTTGCAACGCATCTGAAAAAACTTGGCGAGAAATCAGGCGACGATAAAGTACCGTTTTAATTTTCCCTGTATACAGGATGCCCGTGGTCCTGTACTTATTCTACATGCAGCAATTCTACAGCACGCACCGGGTCATCGACGGCAAATGGGAAGTTACTATCTGGATTTATGAACAAGAGGATTTTACTGGCCGCAAGCCTGACTGCCCGGACCTACGCAAACTAATAGCCGACAATTACTCAAGCGAACCCATTGATTTAGCCAAACTGATTCTTTCAAACGTGCTGCACTGCGAGCGCGTAGAGATTAAAGACTTGTCCGGCAACGGAATTTATGTCGAAAAGTAAGCCTGATCCTGCAGAAGAATACGCCGAAGAATACTGCGATTTGTTGCGCCTCAACTTTGGACCTATTACGCGCAACGATGTTGTTAGGGCTTTTATAACAGGCTTTCGAGCCGGGGAAATACATCAAGCCAACCGAGGATTAGACGTCTTGATTGACTATGAGCCTGAAGATGCCGACTCTTAACGAGATAGCCAAAGTATACGCTGAACGGTGTCTAAAAACTGGCGACCTACAGGCCGATATCGCTGCGGCCTACCTTGACGGGTATCAGCAAGCACAAACTGATATCGTACTTACTTGGCCGGTGCCTGTCGGTAACAGATGGTGGTATTATGACGCGAAATGTCTACCAGGAGGAGCGTATGCCACTAACGAAAAAGGGTCTGAAAATCCGTCAAGCGATGATGAAGTATTACGGAAAAGATAAAGGTAAGGAAGTTTTCTACGCATCCGAAAACAAGGGTAACATTAAAGGTGTTACCAAAAAAAAAAAGGACACTGCTTCTGAGTGAACGCTGATCTGC